CTCGATGTCATACTCTACTTCCAAAATTCCATGGTCAGAGGTATCGGCGCAGCCTTCAGCAGCTATGAAGAGACGACCTATGTCGTACGTCTTCAAATCAGCTAACTGGACTGCACCGGCCCTCGTGAAGAGGATCCGGCTGTCAGTTGGTACATGGAGCTCAAATATTCTCCAAGGAGCTCCGTCGATCCAACGTGTAGATTGACATTGCTCAATTGCACTGACAGGGGGACCATCCAACGTGTCATAATCAAATGACATAATGATGTTTCCGTCGGAATCTGTCCCCTTCAGGTTCTTGTACCGGTATACTAACTTGTGTACCCGATATCTCTCATAGAGATTCGCATGGCCCGAAAGCCATGGAAAAGAACCAGCTAGACCTGGATTGCAAGCGATATTACTAACCACCGCGTAGTTAGTAGCTCCTGCAATAGTTGCGACACGTTCGCATTCACGGTAGCGAGAGACCTGACGTCCAGTCTGACGACTGGACCGGTTCATCGCCGCTGGTGCGCGAACAGCACTCCCGCCGTTGCGGGCTTGCTTAGATTTTCGGTTGTTACGTTGCATAATGTATGGGATACCACTCATGCACAAGTGCGACTGTACATCAGAAAGGGCCTTCAACCTTAGGCGAACCCGTGCAGTCTGTCGGCGTTTACGCTGACCTCTGGCCATTAAGAGAGGCCTGCGACTTAGCACGGAAGTTTTAAGGAACCATCACCGGGAAAGCAAACACCAACGCTTTCCGGATCATGTGGATCCACCGTTTTGGGTTCTTTAACCTTTCTAACCCCATCAGCAGTTTAACGACGTGCTGAGGTCGAGGGCTCGAGACGATGGTTAGTCCGTCTCTTCGATGCGAAGACCAGCGGCTGTGAGCCGCTTGTCTTCGCAGAGCCTCCATGGCCACGAGTATATCTCCTCATCACCCATCCTAGGGGACGGATTGGACCGGAAACGCTTCTTGCTCCTTTTCGGGAGCCGGACACGAAATTCGGGCCTTTCTGTCTCCATCGGCTGAGATAAGATAGGGAAATTATACTCGGGGGTTCTGTACGCAACAACCCCTTCATTAAGAGGACCTATTCTAGGTTCCAACAGGAGTGTCGGGTTGTGGTGGAAGGTGACTTGACTGTTTGGCTGGGGTGAATCTTGTTCAGATCTCACCAATCCAACCGTCTCACCTTTCGGCACGACACCCGTACTGGCCTTTTGCCGGTATTCCTTCTCTAAAAAGGTCGCGAACCGCCTCTGAAAAGAGGTGATGCGGGGCTTGTTTCCAACCAAAGTGAACCCTAACCCACCCCGATGAAAGGGCAGGTGGAGGTTGAACTCACCACGGTTTGTATACTTTTCCAGGGTTTCCCTGTGATAGTGCATAAACCGTCGGTGAGCTCGCTCTGGGTTCGCCGCGTAGGGTATTACTTCATTGTAATAATCCCATATCGGCGCAAGCCTTGCACCCATACGACCTGTCGTCTTGGACTGGCCCGTCAAAAGGCCGGTATTTAGAAAACCAAGACGTTTGAAAGAATTTTCTACAGGATTCCAGCGGTACAACTGACTATTTATAGTCAGAAGTCGCGAATGAATGTAGTTCTTTCCAAGAGAAAGTTTGAATCCGACTCTGTGGACCCATCTCTTCCAAATCTCGTAGAACGCCGTGTCTGCTCTAAAGAGGATATCGTCTCCGTTAATTAAAACGGGGAGATCCCTCATAGCCACACGGCGCTGGAGACGCTCTTCAAGAGCACCCCAGTACGAGACGAGGTTTATGAGACACAAAATAGGAAAGGAGAGGGTCGACCCCATAAGCTGACCGTTCTTTTGGTCAACTGAGTCTAGCTCTCCGTCACGATTCATCGACGTTGGATAGTTGAGCCTCTGTGCTCCTATTACTGATCGAAGTACTTCTTTCAGTGAGTCAGAATAGTCTGACTTCTCCAACATCTTCTCAAAGATGAGTTTTGTGACCCTAATGTCCACTCGGTCAGTTGCACCCGAGTAATCACCTGAAACCCACTTGTCGAACTTTAGGTCAAGTTTCCGTTCGCGCACCAATATTCCGTGCAGATCGGAGGCATCAAGAGGTCTTCCAGTCGGTGAAAATTGGTCGAACTTTTGTAAGTACTTCCACATTCCCTTCTGTTTAAACCTCGAGATCCAATATCGAGGGGCCGAGCCCTTCGATATCAACCTGACCTTAAGTGGCTCACAGTGCGCGGAAACCATGACATCCGTGGGGCTTTCCAAAGCCCACCTCAGGACATCGTCGAAGGCGGGAGTTTGAACTCCTCTAACCTCGACGATAACGCCCGGCCTAGTCTCAACCATGCTTACAAGCTGGTTGTGGCCGCTTAACTCGGCGTAAAAGTCCCGGATGTACCCGCGCGCACCTCCTTCAGACCGCTTAGATTGTAGTGCGGCAGAAGTTGAGGCTTCTAAGAGCCGTGGCTTTGGTGGTTTATACCACCGTAAAGCCCTGTTGACAAGTGGTTCTAACTCGGTTACAACCTCGTCATCCCCTGCCGGAGG